GACGGCTCCGGCGACGGCTCCGGCTACGGCTACGGCTCCGGCTCCGGCTCCGGCTACGGCTCCGGCGACGGCTCCGGCGACGGCTCCGGCTACGGCTACGGCGACGGCTCCGGCTACGGCTCCGGCGACGGCTCCGGCTCCGGCTCCGGCATTAAAAAGTACGACGGAGAAGATGTACATATGATCGATGGTGCGCAGACGATCATAACGGCGGTACACGGGAACATTGCGAAGGGCTTTATCCTGCAAGGCGATCTGACGCTGACGCCATGCTTCATCGCGAAAGTTGAAGACTGTTTCGCGCATGGGGAAACGGCCCGTGCCGCCGTGGAGGCTGCGCGCGATAAGGCGTTTGAGGACCTGCCGCAGGAGGAGCGGATCACCGCATTTCTGGATGCGATCAAGCCGAATACAGAGTATCCGGTAATGACGCTGTACGACTGGCATCACCGGCTGACTGGGAGCTGCGAGGCAGGGCGAAAGGCATTTGCGAAGGATCACGGAATCGACCTGAGCGCAGATATGACGCGCGAGGCATTCTTTGAGCTGACCAAAGATGCCTATGGCGGGAGTGTGATCCGCGAGGCAATGCGGATCGCTGAGCGCGAGAAAGATGGCGAGTAACGGGAAAATTCCGGTGGAGCTGACGCCGGAGCAGATGGAGGACCTGATCGATGCGGCCACGCGGGCCGCTGAGCAGGATCAGGAGGACGCAGAGATACTGAACAGTCAGCCGCATATCGATCGTGAGACCGTCGGGATGCTGCTGGAGACGCGCAAGCGGCTGCTGACGCTGGCGGCGTGGATGCAGCATTTGTGGGAGGAGGCCGAGGACGAATGATGCGGTACGCACCGAAAACAAAGCCGATCCCGCCCCCCTGCGGGAGGGACTGCCCGGGACGTGCGCCGGGATGCAGCGCAATGTGCTGCTCGTGGATGCTGTATCAGTCCATCCGGGAGCACATCTATCAAAAGCAGCTCGCAGAGAAGCACGCGCAGGAGCTGAATTTCGTGGCGCAGCGGGAGATCGCGCACGCCGGGAGGAAAGTAAGGAAGGGGCATTTGTATGCGGCAAAATAGCACCGATTACTCGGGAGAGCGGGCACCGCGCAGGCCGTGCGTGATCGCGCAGGCCGGGTACACAGGGAAAAATTATTACGCCGTCGTGTACCGCAATCAGAGCATTACGGTACGCGCGGGAGACGAGCTGGCCGCGATCTTTACGGCGGCCAAATACTGGGGCTATAAGTGGAGCGCGCCGGAGTACCACCAGAACGCCAGGGCGTTGAAGCTCCACTATAAGCCGGAGTTCCTGATCGGATAAAAAAATGCCCTCGCCCGGTTGCAGCCGGACGAGGGCGGAGAAGCCTGCGCTTCTCTGTGAAAATCAAATACAAGGAGAGTATACCATGAAAAATCCATATTTGCAAGAGGCAACGGAGATCATTCGCGGGCAGATGGTGTACGTGGCGGATCTCGGCCAGATCATGCTGGAGAAACTGACGGGAAGAGAGGCGGCAAGATGAAAGTACTCGAATTGTTTGCGGGGACGCGAAGCATCGGGAAAGCATTTGAGGCACGAGGGCACGAAGTGTACTCAGTGGAGTGGGACAAAGATTTTGAAAACATCGACCTATACGCTGACATCCTGACGGTAACGGCGAAAGACATCTTGGATAAATTCGGACATCCGGATGTGATCTGGGCAAGCCCGGATTGCACGACATTCTCCATCGCTGCAATCTCACACCATCGACGCAAAAATCCGGAAACGGGGAATTTGGACGCGGTGAGCGAGTACGCAAAGTTCTGCGACAAGGTGGATCAGCATGTCCTGGCACTCATCAAAGAGCTAAACCCGAAATTTTATTTTATAGAAAATCCCCGTGGCGGGATGCGGAAAATGACGTGGATGCAGGGTCTGCCTCGCTACACTGTTACATATTGCCAGTATGGCGACACCAGAATGAAGCCGACAGATATATGGACAAATCATCCAGCTCCCCAATTTAGGCCGATGTGCCACAACGGCGACACGTGCCATATCGCCGCGCCGCGCGGAGCAAAGACCGGTACGCAGGGGCTGAAGGGGAGCAAGGAGCGGTCGGTGATTCCGAAAGCGCTATGCGAGCATATCGTGGATATCTGTGTTGCGGATCTTGGCCAGACCATGCTGTCGAAACTGACGCCGACGGCGAAGGAAACAATATGCTGACGCATCTGAGCCTGTTTTCCGGGATCGGCGGGCTGGATCTGGCTGCCGAGTGGGCAGGATTTACGACCGTCGGGCAGTGTGAGTTTGCCGACTACCAGACGAAGGTGCTGGAAAAGCACTGGCCGGACGTGCCGCGCTGGCGTGATGTCCGGACACTGACAAAGGAGAGTTTTTATGAGCGGACAGGCCTACGAACAGTTGACGTTATTTCCGGCGGATTCCCATGCCAGCCCTTCTCCGTGGCTGGAAAGCAAAAGGGCAAAGGGGATGGTCGATACCTCTGGCCGGAGATGCTCCGAGTTATCACCGAGCTGCGCCCGCGTTGCGTTGTCGGTGAGAACGTTCCTGGAATCATCAAGATTGCCGCCGGGCAGGTGGTCAAGGATTTGGAGCGTGCTGGCTATCACGTCGTCGTGTTTAATTTTGAGGCTGCGGCTGTCGGAGCTTGGCACAGGAGATCGAGAGTGTTTTTCGTTGCGACCGACGCCGAACACGATGGATGCGCTTCCGCCGAAATCGCCGGAAGCGCTGAAGAAGGAAATGACGGTATCGCGCCCAGGGCGGAAGCAGCCGTGCAACCTGCGGGACTGGGTAGCTGTACAGGCAGGGAAGAGCCTGTGGCCGACGCCGACGAGGATGGACTACGCAAAGGAGCGGATGCGGAGCACGCAGCAGGCATACCCGATTTTTAAGGCATTAATGGAGGAGCTGAAATATGAAAGACAATGAAATCGTGCAGGCGCTGCGGTGCTGCGCGAAGGGGCTTGGACACGACGACGCGTGCGAAAACTGCAAGGTCGGAGAAATCCAAAATCGGCGGGAATACATCGAGTTTGCGGCTGCTAACGTGATCGAGCGCCTGACCGCCGAGAACGCGAAGGCAGAAGCCGAGAGGGACGCGCTGATCGAGCAGATAAAAGAACGGCACGACTGCCTAGACTGCAAACATAACGATTTTTGCAAATTTGACGGTGCGATTGTCTATGGCTGTATGAACTGCGTGCAGGAAGGGTGCCCGTGCGCAGGGTGCATCGACTCTAGCCGCTGGGAATGGCGCGGCTTGCCGGAAGCGCCGGAGGAAGGAGCAATCTGAATGATTTGCGAATGTTGCCCACTCTCTGACAAGGATGATGTCTGCCAGGAATCTGAGGGGGAATACGGATATGAAACAAGCGACGGTCGGCTCGGCTGCAAGCATCCTAGAAACTGGGTAGAGAAACGAGACAGTGAACACGCGGAAGCAATCGGAGACATGGGGCTTGATATGGGTATCGAGATGGACTTTACGGCGGAAGAATACGAAAGGCTGCTTGAAATCTGTAATCACATGGTCGGACTCGACTATAAGCATCCGTATCACCGGCACGGGAAAGCGTTTTATCGACCATTCCGTAACTACTACGAAGATACGCTTTCCGGGAATCGAATTTTAGACAAACTGCCACGTGATGTTGTTCGAAAAGAAATAGGAATAGTCAGCACATGGTACACGCTCACGGACAATGGGTTGAAATGGCTTGGACGCCAACTCCACATTACGATTCTGAACAAAAGGAAAGGATGTAGACAGAATGGAACGACTGACTGAATGGAATGACGAACAAACCCGTCATGCCTATTACCCGCGCTGCTTTAAAGACCCGTGCTACGGCAGCGGGTGCAAAATCAAGGATTGCCCGTTTGAAACAGCGGTGTGTGATCGACTTGCGGCCTACGAGGACACAGGGTTAAGCCCTGAAAAGGTTTCTTGGATGAAAGAAGTCGTCGAAGCAGCTTTTGACAATGACACATCCAGAATTGAGCGAGCACACAACCTTCATGTGGCTGACAAAGAGGGGCGGTGCGTCGTGTTGCCGTGTAAGGTGGGAGAACGATGGGCAGATGAGGACGGTCGCGCGGTGCGCATAACCGCAGTAATCGTCAGTATGAAACCATTTGGGGAGAATATCAACATCTACTTTGATTATGAGGATGCAACGCCGGACGATGCGGGAAGCGACTGTGTGACGAACTGGGACCATTTCAGCCGCCACTATACTTGCATTGAGGTCGAGCGGGCGCTGACGAAAATGGAGGGCAAGAAGGATGACTGAATCATACTGTACCGCATTTATGGAGGACTTGCCGCCTGAAAAGCAGGCTGAGGGTCTGGGCGTTCAGGCCGCCGTAATCCTCGGCGAATGCTTCCGATGTGAGCATTATGCACGATGCTCTACGGATGAGACTTTTGTGTTCCCGGCAAACGCCGCCTGCATGGTGCGCAGGGATAAGGTTTTGAAGGAATGGGGATTGGAGGGCAAACCTGATGGCTAAGTGCATAACCAAAGCGCAGTTGAGCCGACTCTATCAGACTCAGCTCATCGATAACGACGAATATCTGAGACTCTTAAAAGAGTTTGCAGGGATAGAATCCCGGCCGACCACGGAGTACAACCACTACGACGAAAATGGTGAGTTTATTGGTAGCAGCGTGGACACCGATCTTTGTGACCTGCTGGACGAGGCTGGTGTGGAGGTGCGGGACGATGGGGCAACATAAGCACAACCCGACCGCTATTGCGGCGGCAAAAGGCGAGCTGCCGCCGAAGAAGCGAGAGCCGCAGCTGACCAAGAGGCAGGCAGAAGTGCTGCTACGGAAGAAAATCCTCGATCTGATACCTGGATCGTTTGCTCTTCCGGATGGAATGAAAGAAATACTTGCAAATGGAGGAATACCATATGTCTAGATCTGTAAATGAAGTTCTTTTCGAAGCGGTCAAGAAAAAACTGCAAACGGCGCGCGAATCATATGCCGTATATCGATCCACAATGGAGGACTTGAACCAGCTGTTAAAGGATATGATCGACTATGCGGTAAAAAACAACTGGAACCTCCAAGAACCGTCCGATTATGGCATTGAAGGTTATTTGTATGATGGCAAGCCGGAAATCAATGAGGTCATGAAAAAGATCATAGAGATGTTCGGGGTACCAGAGGAGGAACTTTGAAATGGCCGGTTACATCAAAGACAAAGATGTCTACGCGCTCTTTGATGAGCGCGGGACTGCTCGACTGCACGTTGGGGACATCGACAGGCTGGAAAGAATATACTTCCCCGCAGAATTGCGCGTCGGAGATCGCGCGTGGAAGAAGGCCATGAGCATTCTCGACAAAAAATATGCGGAAGCGAAAAAACTGCCGTTCGTCCGTGACCAGATGGCATGGGCACTGTATCACACATGGAAGGAGTTTGACGATGGAAAACGTTGCGACTGAAGAATTTATCAGCAGAACCGAGGCGCTGAAAGACTTTGAATTCTGCAACGCGGGAAATCCGAGCTGGACACCGCAGCGAGTGAAAACGCTTCTGCTGCGCCAGCCCGCCGCCGACGTTGCGGAGGTGGTGCGGTAATGGGTGATATTACATTCATGGATTGCTGGCACTTCATCGCGCCGCTGATTCCGACAAATACAGACTTCGCGCGAGAGGTATATGTGATGACATTTAAGGCGCTGAAAGACGCCGAGAAGCACAGAAAAAAACCTACGGGGGATAAAAAATGAGCCTTGAGAAAATAACGAACAAGCAAGAGTTGAAGCAGAACGGCGGAAGACAATCCTTCCGCCCATTCAAGAGTGAGTGGCTTCCACCGAGGGCTATGTTGCAGCTCTCCAAAGTCCGGTACGAATCAGCGGTATTACATCACTACACCGAGGATAATTACAAACTGATTCCGGTAAAGGAGCACGTAGGGCGTGCGCTTACGCATCTTTTTGCGTGGCTCGCTGGTGACGAATCAAACGACCATCTTGCGCACGCACTTTGTCGGATTGCATTTGCCGTGGAAATGGAACAGGAGGCGTCGGAGAATGGGCAGAAAGACCGAAATCCTGAAAATAAAGGGTGACTGGGTAGAAGTCGCTTCCGACTGCCGGTCAACGGTCGGCAAGCCGCCGCTTGACCATGAGCCAAGCGTGGATTTCAAAAGAAAAATTCTCATTGCGGAGCACAGCCCGATCCGGGATATCTCCGTAAAATGGACATGGCACGGCATCAAGAGTTGGGTGGCGACGCATTGGAGCCGTCACAAATTTGAGAAGTACATCAAAAGCCAGCGTTCAGACCGGACGGGGATACCGAGAGACAAACTACCACAGGACGCGCCTGTTGACTTCACAGGAGAAGCAAATGTGCAGTCGCTCATTGACACCATGCGCAAGCGCTTGTGCCGCCAGTCCTCGCCGGAGACGCGGCAGTATGCCGAGGACTTCAAGGCGGCGCTGCATGAGATCGAGCCGGAAATTGCGGATGTGCTTTGCCCGAGCTGCATATATCGCGGGGGGTGTCCGGAAATGCATCCGTGCGGAAAGGACAAGAATTACTTTGATGTGCTGATGGAGAAAACCGGCGGGATCGTCAGCTCGACGCACATCGACGAACGCTATGAGGCGTACAATAAACTCTTTTACAGGCAAAGGAGACGGGAAAATGATTGAAATTACAATGCATTGCCCGACTTGTGGGAAGTTGATAACGAGAAAGGCAAAAAACACAAGCAAACGTGTATTTTGTACGCCGGAATGTTATCACGCATACAGAGACCCGCAGAAGAAAAAGCACGTAAAACTCGGTGCGGCTGCTAAACCAAAAAGGACGGACGGCGTTAAGGTAATTATAACCAAAGTTCTTCCGATTTACGCTGATTTCAGGCCAATTCCCGGCAAAACCTATATTGCGGAGAAATACGAATGTCACAGAGCGCCGACCGGATACGTTGTCTCCGTAAACGGGCATAGGGTAAACGTGCGAAAGGACGAATGCAAGGAGGTTTGACGGTGCAGAAAGGAATGGAAGCCATTACATGGACGCAGAAGAAGATACTGCCGGTATTTGCGAAGTGCAATATGAGCAGCAGAAAGACCGCAGAAGAGATTTTTTTGAGTCCGGGCGACGTTGATTACCATTTGCGCATGATCGAGATAAAAACCGGACTGAATCCGCGCGTTTTCGTTGACCTTGTAAAGCTACTGTTCCTCTGCGGCGAAGGAAATATGTTCGGGCTGGGGGGAATTGCTATGACGGACAGGCAGGAAGAATTCTATCTGCTCTACATGAGCGGCGTCAGAACCGGCGAAATAGCCCGCAGATACGGCGTAAACAGGTCTACAGTCACGCGGATAATATCACGGGCAGAAAACCATCTGCGACGCGCAGAAAGGCTTAAGCGGCGCGTTGACGCGATGCAGAAAGAGGCTGAAAATGAAAATATTAGCCATTGACCCCGGCAACGTCAGAAGCGGCTATGTCTTGGCCGAATACGACGAGGCAGAAATCAGGCGTGTGCTTCGTGTCGGGAAGGTAGAGAATGCAGAAATGATGCAGATCATTTCCGAGATCGCAGAAAGCGCAGAAACAGATTTTGCGATTGAGATGATCGCCGGAATGGGCATGACGGTCGGTGCAGAAGTCTTCGATACATGCGTATGGATAGGCCGATTTTGGGAGCGTGCGCTAACGCGGGGCGTCCGCCGGATGGGGTATATCTATCGGCGGGAAGAAAAGCTTTGTCTGTGCGGCTCGCCGAGAGCGAAGGATGGCAACATCCGGCAGGCGCTGGCTGACCGCTACGCGCCCGGACAGCCGAACTTCGGGAAAGGCACAAAGAAACAACCGGGTTTTTTCTTCGGCTTTTCCGCTGACATGTGGGCGGCTATGGCGGTAGCTACCACATACTACGACAAATTTATAAAGGGGATTCGGATATGATGGGCGAACTCATGGACGCCGTTGGAGCGCTTGCAGAAATGGCGCTGCTGTTTTACAAAGCTACGATAAACGCGGGCGCAACAGAAGAACAGGCGAACATCCTGATAACTGCGTTCCTGCGGGCGTCATTGCAGAAAAACGGGAAGAACAAAGAAGAAAGAGAAGATAGCGGAGACACGGAATAAACTTTTGCGATACCGCAGAAAAAGAACCCCGCCCACATCGGGCGGGGTTATCTTATCTCGCAAAGACTCTTTGCAGAAATGAGCGTTGCTTCCGGTAAAACGTCGTAACCGCTTCGATCTCGTCGCATCCGGTATAAGGGACGTCATACCGCCAAACTCCGGCGGGCGTTTGATAGATACACTGGCCGTATCTCGGGAGCTGTTCCAAGCCGGGCATATCTAAGATATTCCGGCTTTGCTGCCGGGTAGCGGTGTGCAGGCCGCAAATGGCCGTAAAATTGACTTTAACCGCCGTCGGGATGATCGTTGCAAGCGGGCATTGCGTAACAAGAATAACATGCACTTTTGCGGCGCGCCCGATCTGGCAAAGGCGCTGGACGGTCGGCAATGTCTCTTTCTTTGCCGTGGTCATGAGGTCGGCAAACTCTTCGATGATGACATACACGTTCGCGCCGTCGTATGTGCGCATCCTGCGCCGCTGCATGTCCTTGTAGCGGGCGTTTACAATGCCCATCGCATAATCAAGCGCCGCTATGATGTCGCCGTGTTCCGTGGCGTGACGCAGTGTGTGCGGCATCGCGGCATATTCGTTAAGCTCTGTCCGCTTCGGATCGATAAGAATCATTTGTATCTGGTTTGGATGGTGGCGCAGGATAGCGCACACCAGCCCATTAAGCAAAACGGATTTACCGGAGCCGGACGCGCCAGCAATTAGCAAATGCGGCTGCGAAAGCATATCAGCAAACAGGCCCGGAACCTGTCCGCCGATGTTGGTAATCTTTTTCATGCTATTTCCTCTTTCGGTTTGGCAAAGAAATATGTTCCGTTCGCTTTATAGCAGTCATTCCAATACTGCGCGACTTCTTCGGCGCGTTTCTTTGTCGGAAGAATGTTCGCATGGATAATGCCGCCGATGCAGCCCAGACTGTGCAGAAGGTTGTCATTTTCGGAGCAGCGGACAACGAACGCATAATAACCGGGGCTATATTCCGAGTTTGTGCGCTCTGTGAAAGTCGTTTCGTTTCGGTCCTGTTTTACAGAAACTGCGATATAGAAGTTAGCCATTGTTAAAACCTCCAATTTGTGCGGGGCGGTCAAACCGCCACCGCGAGTGTTTTATAGTCGAACGTGTGGCAAGCTGCGACGATCTCGCGCCGGGTGTCGTCGTGCCACCAGAAGCGCCAGCCGCGCGGGTTCTCGTAGATGTCCTGCGCGAATGCCTCCACGTCGATCTCTCCACGTCCGAAGTCTGTAGCCGCGTCGAATGCGTAGTCATCCGTGTATCTGCCCTCGGTGCGGCCTGCGACGATCTGCCCGGCGCGAATGGCTTTTGCAATCGTCCCGGCGTTCAGTCGGTCTCCCAGCTTCACGGGCTTCACAGGGGCGAATGGCGAAAACGTCCGGTTTCCCGGCTGTGTCCCTGCCGAGACCGTCAGGCCGTCCACCTCGCGCATAGGCTTCCCGGCGCGAAGCCATGCGACAAGCTCAGAGAGGGTGTCACACTCCGGCGCGGCCATCTCTACATATTCAGTCATGCAGAGGCGGTCAGCGTCCATCTTCCACGAGCTGACCGAGAAAAGCCAGCGCGTGCAGGTCTCGCAGTTCTGCATCGCGTTCGCCAAGTCGATAATAACAAGGCTGTTGCGGTACGGATGGGCCGATACGTTCAGGCCCTCAAAGTAGAGATCGTCATACTGGTTCAAAAGGTCGATCACGCGGAATGCTTCACAGTTTTTAATGATTTTCATTGTTTGCTCCTCCCTGTTTTCTGCCGCTTGGCGGCTCCGTATCTCTTGTTTACATGCCTATTATACACGGTACGAAGTACAAATGCAACCGGCAAACAGTACAAAGATACAACGTACATTTTGTGCATATTTGTACTTTACAACGCTACCCGCGCATGATAATATATCATAGAGGTGATACGATGCCAATTACAGACGCGCGCCGCAGAGCAAATCAAAAGTGGGATGCGGAAAACATGGCTTATCAAACGATCAAGGTTAAAAAAACGCTGCTTGAGGATTTCAAAGCGGCATGTGCAGTTAGGGGCGACAAGGTGAATACAGTTCTCAGGCAGGCCATGGAGGAATACACATACAAGGAGGAAAACGAAGATGCTTAACGAGCTTGAACTACAGCAGGCGCTGGAAATCGCGGGCGAGGCCAGACGCGGAGCGGTACACGATATTCAAGTAATCATCGAAAACACGATTTCAAAGCAGCTTGAACTGCTGGCAGAGGGGCAACGGACGATCATTGAAACACTCACGCCGAGGAGCGAAACCGAGGAGCTGAAAGAGGAAATCGACTTTCTGAAATCTGTTATCCGGATGCACGCGAAGCAACTCGCCGAGCAGCAAAAGGAAATCGAGCAACTGAAAAAAGCACAATAAGCAAAGCACCGGCTACCGATTAACGGCGGTCGGTGCTCTTGCTATCCTGTGCAGTATCTATTTTTGCAATGCGGGAGCGTCAGCGGCTCGCATGTCTGAGGCCCCCCGCGCACCGGATGCACCACAGCGGCGCACAATGTACGCGCGTTGCTTACTCCTTTCAATCCGAGCACGCACCACTCTTGTAATATACGCGCCCCCGCGCAAAACTCCCATATCTGCCACGATTCCGCCGACGATCACGCAACGGAGCAGCGCACGGCGCAAAGTGATGCACGCGAACGGGCACCAATTCCCCGCAGCACGCCCCAAAGCCTTGATTTTCCCGTGCAAAAAATGTTATGCTTTTGCTAGCAGCGCAGCCGCAAGCTAGCTTGCGCACGCGCAGCCGACGCAAAAGCGCAATTTTGATTTTTACGGGGTGAGTTCATGCCAAAGGCAACCGCAGCCAAGGAGCAATCAACAGAGATCGCAAAGCCCAAGCGCAAGCGCAACAGGCCCGATCTTGCCAACTTCGGCCAAGAGTACATAGAGCCGGGAGACAATGCCCGATACCTTCGGAATGCTATGGTTGCGTGGGACTTGCCCCCGATCGACATCAGCGATCCCAAGCAGGTTGAACACCGCATTCAAGAATATTTTGAATTCTGCATCAATCAGGATGCGAAGCCAAGCGTTCCCGGAATGGGGCTATGGCTAGGCGTGGACGCCACTACTATTCGCAAATGGAGAGCAGGCGACTACAGGAGCACAACGCACCTACCGGTGATAAAAAAAGCGATGTTTGTGCTTGAATCCCTCTGGAATGATTGGATGCAATCCGGCAAGATCAACCCGGCGTCCGGCATTTTCATTGGTAAGAATATGTTCGGGTACAAAGATACACAAGATGTTGTGGTAACTCCGAATAATCCGCTAGATAACGGGACTTCCCCTGCTGAGATTGCGGACAAGTATAGGGATGCACTGCCGGAAGCGGCCCCTGTGCCGGATATGTCGGATAAGTAACGCCACCAAATATCTATTTTGTTGCGTTGAATATCTGCGGAAAGTTGCGAAAACATGTTGAAAACCATTGAAACGTGAACGTTATGCACGTATGCAATGCATGAAGCGCATATTATACAGGCCGTGAAGGTGCATACCGGAGGGGGAAACGGAGCCCCAGGCCTCGGCCCGGTGAACGCTTTTACCACGGAAAATGTAAAAAGGCATTTACTTTCGACCGAATTGAATACACGCCGCACCGATAAGGGGTTCGGTGTAAGCAGCAAAGAAGGGCTGACGTTGTAAGCGTCGGCCCTTTTGTTTGGAGGAGAAGGATGTACGAAGAGACGTTAAGCAGGATCAGACGATTCATCGAGTCGAGACCGGAGGATAGCGCGGCGTATGGGGACTACTTCGACATTGTCAGGGCAATGTGGGAAACGGATAGATGGAATGCGTTCAGGCACAATCTGTGGCTGAGAAATGCGACGGCCTTGAAGGTAAAAGAAGTGGAAGATGCGAAGGCAGTTCTCAAATTTTTCGAAATAAACAAAAAGACGTATCTCTTGGCTGCGAAAGATGACTTCGATTCTTACTGCGTATATCTGGAATGGAACAGGGACAAGACGAAACGGTTTTATGTTCCGAGAAGGGCGACTCTCCGGCCACTTGTACAGGACTTGCAGGAACTGAACGATGGGAAGTTGGATTTCCTCGGGGTGTCTTTGCCTCCGCGAGTTGGGAAGTCTACGCTCTGCATTTTTTTCATGACGTGGATCATGGGGAAGAGACCGGAAGTTGCAAATGTCATGTCAGGACACTCGGATAAGCTGACGGACGGGTTCTACAGAGAGACAATGAACATCCTGACGGACGCGGAAACGTACTCTTGGGCTGACGTGTTCCCGGATGTTAAGGTCGTGGATAATTCCGCAAAGAACGAGACGATTGATCTGGAGCGGAAGAAGCGCTTCCCAACGTTCACGGCGCGGTCTGTCGGCGGAACACTGACCGGCGCAGTCGAAGTCGGAACGGGCGGATGCTTGTATGTGGACGATCTGATAGAGGATCTGGAAGAGTCCTTGAATCCTGTACGGCTGCAAGCAAAATACGATGCGTATTTGAATCAGCTCAAAGACAGAAAAAAAGACGGGGCTTTCGAGCTGATGGTCGGTACACGGTGGAACGTTGCCGATCCGCTGGGAAGGATTCAGGAGCAGTACGAAGGAAACCCGCGATATCGATTCCGCGTGATTCCGGCCCTGAACGAAAAGGGAGAATCGAATTTCAACTACCAATACGGGCTTGGCTTCTCTACGGAGTACTACAAGGACATGAAGGCCAGCATCGACGATGCGACGTGGTGTGCGAAGTATCAGGGTAAACCTTATGTTCGTGAGGGACTTTTGTTCCCTGCGGAGTCTCTTCGGTATTACAACGGCGTTTTGCCGGAAGACGATTTCTATAGAGTCGCTGTGTGCGACGTGGCGTGGGGCGGCGGTGACAGCCTTGCAATGCCCTTTGCGTATGTAGCGACGGACGGCAGCGTTTATATTCACGACGTTATTTTCAGCAAGGGCGCGAAGGACGTTACGCAGCCTCTTGTAGTTAACCGGACGAAGGAGCACAAGCCGCACAAGGAGCGCTTCGAGGCGAACAACGGCGGCGGAGAATATGCTTCGACTGTTGATAGACTGCTCCGAGGAATTGGGGTGACAACGAATATCACTTCTCAGAGAGCGCCGAACAATCAAAGCAAGCTCGGGCGGATTATTCAGTACTCCCCGGAAATCAAGAAGTTCTATTTCATCGACAAAGAACACAGAACACCGGAATACGACGAGTTTATGCGCGAAGTGTGTACCTTCTCACAGACAGGTAAGAACGTGCACGACGACGCGCCGGATAGTTTGGCAATGTTAGCCGACGAATTGTATCATGGCTCTGCGCAAATCGAGATCAAACGCCGAACGTTCTAAATTGATGCACGTTTGCGTGCGCTATTTTCGTTGAAAGTGTACGAAAACAGACGTTTTCACGTGATTCTGTGCTATTATCTATGTAAAGAGTTCTGCTCCGGCCTTGGCACGGCCATGTTTCATTACTTTCCTCCTTGGCATCCGGCTCGTCCGGGTGTCAAGGCGAGAGCAGAACATACGGGACATTAGCTCAGTTGGTAGAGCAGCGGACTGTTAATCCGCCTGTCGGAGGTTCAAACCCTTCATGCCCCGCCATACGGTGGATGAATCCGGGCGGCCCGGAGCCTGCTTTGAACACAGTGCGCGGAGAGATCCGTTGAGTTCGACACTTACATCCACCGCCAGCGGCCGGGTCGCGCCCGGAGAATGTGTGCGCGACTGTCTAGCCATACAGAGAATACCAACGCTTGCTGAAAACTACGCAGATAGCGGCAAACCTAGGATGCGCCGCAAAAATTCTGTGCGTGATAATCTAAGCAGGAAGGCAGTCACGGGCCGTTATCTCAAATGGCTAGAGCGACCGGCTCATAACCGGTAACATCTCGGTTCGACTCCGAGACGGCCCACCAACGAAAAGGGGTATCCTATGCAGTTTGGACGCACGAAAATCAAAACCGCCGTTGAATATGTAGACGAAAGCAATGTTTTGACAGTGCTGGAATCTGCAATGAACGACCATATCTCCAATTGCGGGGATATCGAGTACCTCTACAACTACTTCAAGGGGCAGCAGCCCGTTTTACAGAGGAAAAAGGAAATTCGTCCTGAAATCTGCAATAAAATCGTTGAGAACATCGCGAATGAGATCGTTTCATTCAAGACGGGCTATCTGCTCGGCGAGCCGATCCAGTATGTAAGCCGCTCCGACACAGATACAAGCAAAGAAGTTGGCGAGCTGAACGACATTATGGAGCTTTGCAGCAAGGCTTGCGTGGACAACGACATTGCGGAATGGCTCTACATTTGTGGTGTAGGCTACAGGCTTGTGCTTCCGAACGACGCTGCGATTCTCGGGAAAGCGGTTCCGGCCCTCTCTGTCGGCGAGAAGCCAGACCTCGGAGACGATACGCCATTCACTGTCTACTGCCTAGACCCGCGCGGCGCATTTGTCGTGCATTACTCCGGGGTCGGGGAAAAGCCTGTCATGGGCGTCAAGTACGTCAAGAAGGACGATTTGACGGTCGTTTTCAGCGTTTGGACAGGTTCGGAGTATTTTGAGATCGAGAGCGCCGGCGTAAACGGTACAGGACGGATCGTGAAGCATGAGAAAAACACAGTCGGGTACATCCCGGTCGTGGAATATGTCCTGAATAACGCCAGACAGGGTGCGTTTGAGATCGTACTTCCACTTCTGGACGCGATCAACGACACGCAGAGCGATAGGCTTGACGGCGTAGACCAGTTCATTCAGTCGCTTATGGTGCTTTATAATGCCGAGATCGACGAGGACAAGGCGAAAAACCTCCGGGATGCTGGGCTTATCATCCTGAAATCCTTCGGAGAGAACAAGGCCGACATCAAAGTCCTTAACGAGCAGCTAAACCAGACGCAGACGCAGACGCTCATTGATGATCTGTACCAGAAGGTGCTTGAAATCGTCGGTATGCCGAACAGGAACGGCGGAACAAGCACAAGCGATACCGGAGCAGCGGTCATTGTCCGCGACGGATGGTCTACGGCAGAGGCAAGAGCGAAATCCGACGAGGCGAACTTCAAGCGTTCTGAAAGAGAGTTCCTGAAAATCGCGCTTTCCATTATCAAGCGTTCCGGCGGGCTTTCGCTCATGCTGAAAGACGTCGATATCAAGTTCACGCGGCACAATTACGATAACATTCAGAGCAAGTCTCAGGTGCTCGTTTCGATGCTCAATAATTCGCACATCCATCCTGCTCTTGCATTTGAGCATTGCGGACTGTTCTCAGACCCGCAGTCGGCGTTCAATATGTCGGAAGCGTACCATCAGGAGCAGATGAAGAAGTGGGAGCCGGTAGAGGTGGACAGCGATGAAAACGACGATCTACAGCAAACTGGACAAGGAGATTCCGACAGTCAAGAACAATCTCAGGAGGGAGTTTAATCGGCTCTCTCTTATGGGATTCGACGAGCTGAACGTTTTGAACACGCGCAAGACCACGGCTCAGATGTACAAGCGGCTTTCACAGCGGAACGAGCGGCTATATTTAGACGGAGGCTATTTTGCTTACCTGTTCGCTTTCGGTCAGGCGTCGCAGCTCGGGTTCGCCGGGAAACGGCGAAAAATAGATGCGAAGTGGGTCGAAAGCTACTTGCAGGAATACAATCCGGTGACCCGCTACATCTACGAAAAAGAAGTTGAGCGGCGCAGGATGCGGCTCAACGAGTGTATTCTTACGGATAGGGAGTTCGACAGCCGCGAGAACTTTCAGACCGACATCCGTCGCTCCGCGAACTATTGGTGGACGCAGACGCTTCAATACGGTATCGGCGCGTGTGACGCTGCAATGCTGGCTGCGTTCCGCGACTGCGGCGTAAAACGTGTGCGCTGGGAGACGATGGAGGATGATCGTGTTTGCGACGATTGCGGCAAACGGGACGGCGTTGTTTACGACATAGACAAGGTTCCGCCAAAAGAACACTACGGATGCAGATGCATTCTTGTACCTGTCATGGGGTGATCCTATGCTGGACGAAAAAGTCATAGCAGCCGTAGAGGCGATTTTGAAAAACGGCGGGATTGCCGAGATCAAGAACGAAAAGGCCGGGATCGTCGTTGTGGACGTGTCCAGAAAGGTGAAATACCGGCCTGACAGATAATTAAATATCGGCCCATCGGTAAGATGATGTCCGATGGAAGCGGCAAGGCATGGCCGACGAGAGGGTTTTCCTTCTTGTCGGCCATTTTTTGTTTATTCACAGATTTGTTCAGAGAAGAACTGAAAACCCAAACGCTGGGAGATCAGCGCAAAAAGCCCACTTTACACAGGCAGAGAAGCCTTAAATCCCAAAGGAGAATGAATTATGAAAATCGACACCAGCAAAATCCCTAATTTCGACGCACTCCCGCAGGAGGCCAGAGAGGCAATTACCGGCATGGAATTTGCCGACCCGGTTGATATGTCGAAGTACGTCGAAAAGGCCGTGTTCGACCGCAAGGCGTCCGAGGCGGCAGACTTGTCCAAGCAGCTAAAATCGAAAATGACCGAGGACGAGGCGGCGGCAGCGGAGCGGACGGCAAACGAAAAGAAGATCATGGAAGAGCTTGAAAAACTCAGAAAAGAGAAGGTCGTTTCCGAGTACAAGGCGAAGTTCCTAGGACTTGGCTATGCGGAGCAGCTTGCCACAGATACGGCAGCGGCCCTTGCTGACGGCAAGATGGATGTTGTTTTCGCCAACCAGCAGAAGCACAACGAGGCACTGAAAGCCGCAGCGGATGCGGGGAATCTCGCAAAGGGCCAGAAGCCGCCCGCAGGGAAGGATGCCGGTGTCACACTGGAAAGCCTGCGCAAGATGAGCGTGGCTGAACGCTTCGAGTTCTCTCAGAAGAATCCGGAGCAGTACGAAAAATTATACGGAGGTAACTAATTTATGAACAAGCCCTATAGCAATTTCTTCCTCTCAAACGAGATCGAAGATCAGTACAATTCCCACCTTGATCTCCAGCAGTTCTGCACGGTTGACAACAACCTGACCGGAACTGCCGGTATGACCAGAAAGGTCAATCGTTATTCCGCGACCGCCGGTACGGAAAAGCTTGCAAAGGGTGTCGGCAACACTCAGACCATCGAGGTCAGCTATGTGCAGGATGAATACAAGATCCTTCTTGCACAGAATCGCTTCAAGTATCTCGACGAGGACGCAATGGAAGACCCCATGATCGTCCCCGTCGGTATGCGCCGCGCCGGTTCCGATATGTTCAACACTGTAAACAAGGACGTTTACAGCGAGTTCGCAAAGGCAACTATGGTCGTCCTTGCCACCAAACTGAACTTTGATGCGTTTGCAGACGCACAGGCAATGCTCAACCTTGAAAACCTTGAGGGCGCGAGCATTTTTGCATTCGTCAGCCCGTCCGATGTTGCAGAACTCCGGAAGGAACTTAAGGATACGCTCCAGTACGTGGAGTCGTTTGCAAGAAACGGCTATGTCGGTACGGTTGCAGGCGTGAACGTTTACACCAAGAAGGACGCAACGCCCGGCTCTGTCTATGTGGCGACCAAGGAAGCCGTCACTCTCTTCAACAAGAAGGGCGTCGAGGTCGAGCAGAACATCGCGAACAATCGATCCGAGGACGCGGCGAACAAGCGCGAGAACTACATCTTCTCCCGCAAATACTACCTTGCAGCGCTGACGGACGAGACCAAGGACGTCAAGGTGTTCAAGGGCACCGCAACCGCAGCAACGGAGGAAACCGTGAACGCCAGCAAGACTTACTACGCGAAGTCTGGCGTTGGCTATGTAAAGGTCACGCCCGCATCCGGCGACAACCCCAAGACCAAGGGCTGGTTTACCATCGCCTGATAACAGGAGGTACGCATCGTGACATTTGATGAAAAAATCAGGAGAGTGGAGCTTCTTCTCGGAGAGAGCGGGAACGAAGAGCTGATCGGTGCGTACCTTTCCATGGCTGAAAGCGAGATACTGTCATGGTCTGGGGCTGAATCCATTTCTCCCGATTACGATACAGTCGAGATCATGGCGGTCATTGCCGGGTACAACCTGATCGGCACGGAAAACCAGACGTCCCACAGTGAAAACGGCATTTCCAGAGTGTTCAAGTACTCCGATATGGTTTCTTACATACGGAACAACGTATGCGCAAAGGTGGTGGCGTATTGAGATCGCTCCGACGCAATGAAAAACGGTTTTGGTACGCCAACTATACCGGGAACGAGGAAATCCTTTCCGGCGGGAAGCGGACGGGGCAGTACAAGGTAAAGTACGGAGATCCCATCGAGGCCAGAGCGAATGTATCTGCCGCGCGTGGTTCCTTGGACGATGAACACTTCGGGATCAATGCCGACTACGACAGGGCGATAACGACCTGCGACAAGAATTTGGATCTGGACGAGTCTTCGGTTCTCTGGATCGAGAAAGCGCCGGAGATCGCCGCTGACGGCTCCACGGAGACCCCGTGGGACTACGTTATCGTAAAGGTGGCGAAGTCCATCAACAGCACGACGGTTGCGATCAAGAAGGTGTCCGTGTCGTGAAGAAGATCACGATAGAGCTGAATCCCACGTCTATCAATAAGGCCATCAAGGACATCCGGAAACTTAATGCTGAGTGGGACAGAAAAATCGATGAAGTGACACGGCGACTAGCCGAAATTGGAGCCACAAAAGCCTCCCTCGGATTTTCAAGGGCGGTCTACACGGGAGACAATGACGTTTCTATCTCTGTAGAGCCTATAGAGAATGGCTATTCCATCATTGCATCCGGCGAGGCAGTCTTGTTCATCGAATTCGGCTCCGGCGTCACATACGGATACGGGCATCCTGCCCCGATGAACTACGGGCCCGGAACATATCCGGGCAAAGGCCATTGGGACGACCCCAAGGGATGGTGGCTGCCGAAGGACAAGGGCGGCTTGCATACATACGGCAACCCGCCGTCCGCGACGATGTACCAGACGGGGAAAGAACTACAGCAGGAGATTTTGCGGATAGCGCGGGAGGTGTTCACAGGTGGTTCCTGATATTGAGACAGATGTGTTCGATGCGGTTGCGACGACGCTGGAAGCGAAATACGGGGACATTTTTGTGACTGGCGAGTATGTCCACGCTCCTGAGTTTTTCCCGGCTGCCAGCATTATCGAAGAGGACAACGCAGCGTACCTTCCGGCGCTTGATACGGAAGGTTCACACCACTCTCAGCTCATGTATGAGGTCAACGTATACAGCAACCTTAAAAGTGGGCGCAAAGCACAGGCAAAAGAGATCATGCAGACGATTGACGAAAAAATGTCAGCGCTGGGTTTTGCTAGACTGAGCAGGCAGCCCATGACATTGCCGAACGCGGAAACATCCATATACCGGATGAACGCACGGTATCGGACAGTCGTTGACGAAAATAAACGACTTCTAAGGAGGTAGCCAAATGGCAATTGAACTCAGCACGGCAGGCATTCTGCTTGGCTATGCTATCGAAACAGTCGCGGGAACGCAGCCGTCGGCTTTCACGCAGATCAAGGGCGCAAAGAGCCTCCCGGACATGAATCCGGAGCCGTCCACGCTGGAAACGACGCCGCTCGAAGCGACGGAATGGAAAACCTACATCGACGGTCTGAAAGACCCCGGAGGGGCGCTGGCTGTGACCTTCAATATGTCCAACGATCTGCAAACGACTTGGGATGATATTGTTGACAAGTATAAGACCGCAGCGGAAGCCGGAAAGAAAACGTGGTGGGAATTCTACGTTCCCGGCCTGACCAAGGCGTTTTTCTTCACGGGTAACCCGTCTCCGCTTGGCTTTGCTGGCGCGGAGGTGGACAGTGTTCTTGAGAACACGGCATATATCACCCCGAACGGAAACATTGGCTGGAACACGGCAGTAAAACCGACGGCAAGTGCCTAATTTCATGGAGGAATGTGTATGCAGGAGAGAATCGTAATTAACGGGAAGGGGTATCCGACAAAGGAGATCACCTTCAACACGGTCTGTCAGTTCGAGGATATGGGCGTCCCCATGTCCGATATCGAAGCGAAGTCCATCATGTTTATCCGCGCTTACGCTGCTATGTGCATGGGCGTCAAGGCAGATCAGGCAGGAGAAGAGATCGAGAAGCACATTTTGAACGGCGGTACGATGGAGGAGATTGCAGATGTTCTCCGGCAGGCCGTCGAAGAAAGCGGTTTTTTTCAGGCGCTGTCCAAGAGAGCGGAAACGGCGGACAGCAAGGGCCAGACGGAAACTGCGTAAAAAAGCACTACGCATCCTTTCGTGAGGAATGCATTGAGACGTATCTTCCGCAATGTCTCATGATCGGAATCAGCGAGGCGGGATTCTGGAATATGAATCCCGCCAAGATGAAGCCTTATATTGAAGCAGACAGATTACGTCTTGAGAGCAAGAATTATGAATTGTGGCTCCAAGGCGTTTATTTTTTTGATGCTATTTCTATCGCACTGTCCAACGCCTTTGCCGGGAAAGGCAAAAAGCCTATCGAGTATCCGAGCAAACCCCGGAAGATCACACCGGACACGCCGGAAGAACGGGCGGCAAGGGTAAAGCGTGAGAGAGAAAGGGCAATCGCATTCTTCAAGAATATGGAGCGGAATTTCAAAAAGAAAAGTGGTGACATGAGTGGCGACAGTTGAAACACTGGAAATTGAGATTAAAAAAAGCGCTTCGGACGCCTCGAGCGGAATAGAGGGACTTGTTTCGGCGCTGACGCAGTTGAAGCAATCTGTTTCCGGTGGCGCGGGATTAAAGGCTGCTGTCAACCAGATAAAGAGTTTGGGTACGGCGATCAATAATGTCACGGGCGCGAACGACGGCCTTTCAACGACATTACAGACGCTACAGGGCATTGCGGATATTGACTTCTCAAACCTTAGAGAGGCTGCACAGAACGTGAACGCTGTAGCAGGCACGGCGAATGCGCCGAGGAATGCCCGGGCTCCGGCCAACACAACGCCGAGTGCGGCGCAGGCACCGAACGGAGACGCAGAGCCACAAGACATTCCGCAGCAGACGCAGGAACGGCAAGAGCGGACAAACGCCGTGAAGGCATCGGGAAAGGCTGCCAGCAGTGCAGGAGAATCTGCGAAAAAGGCATCCTCGGCTTTCGGCTCCTTGTCCGAGGCAATTTCAAAAACAAAAATAGGACAGCTTGTAAATTCGATAGGGCGCATAGCGATGTATCGCGCGATCCGGGCGGCCATCAAGGGCGTAACGTCTGCGGCAAAGGAGGGCATTCAGAATCTTGCGAAATACAGCGCGGCCATAAACAACACAGACGCATCCTCGGCGAATGCCACCATGTCAGAGTATGCATCAACATTGCTACAGGTGAAAAACTCGGTCGGCGCGGCCATCATGCCCGTACTTACTGCGCTCTTGCCTGTTGTCAACACGATAGCCGATGCGTTCATCAATGCGGCAAACGCGGTCAATCAGTTCCTCCAAGCATTGAACGGGAAGAGCACATTCACCAAAGCGAAGAAAAACACGGTCGACTATGCGAAGAGCCTGAAAGGCGCGTCCGGAGCGGCAAAGGAGCTGCAAAAGACGCTACTCGGTTTTGACGAGATCAACCGCCTGAACGATGAAAATAAGGGTGGAGGCGGCGGAGCCGCTGGCGCGGACTACTCGAATATGTTCGAGGAAGCAGAAGTCGGAGGCAAGATAAAGGAAACGGCGACTTGGATAAAAGACCATTTCGACGAGATCCTGTCAGTTGCAGAGAGCATTGGCGTTGCGATTGCTGCATGGAAGCTTTCAAGTGCGCTGCTAAAAGGAATTTCACTGCTTTCCGGCCTTGAGATCCCTAAAAACATCAGCGTTGGTATTTCACTTATATTTGCCGGTGTTGCAGTGGCGGCAGACAATATTGCAAACATTCTATCAGGCAAATATGGAGCCACAAGCGTTGAATCGCTGATAAAGGAAATGATTTCCGGCGCCCTGATCGGAGCTGGCGCGGTCGCGCTTGGCGCTGGGGCATGGGCGTTCCCGGTGGCTATCGCCCTTGTAATGTCCATAACGGATATCATTACGAACTGGGACGAATTGAGCAGCTCCGTTGAGCATTTCTGGGATGGCGTAGGAGACCTATTCACTGGCAACATGGACGGGTTTTGGGAAAATATCACAAAGTCGATGGAAGACTATCTTAGCGCAGATACCTGGGGGAACAAACTGACGAACGTCATCGTTGATCGCATTTGGGGCAAGGGGACGTTCGAGCAGGCAAAGAAGAATCTTGAAAATGGCCTTTCTCTAAGGGATGTCACAGACCAGATGCTGACAGACATAGAAACAGCGCTCGGGGGAGCCGGCGCATGGTTTGACGAGAATGTTGCGGCACCAATCAAAGTAGCATGGGAAGGAGCGGCGTCTTTGCTCGCGTTGAAAGCAACGACGGCCTATACAAATGTTACGGAGAAGTGGAGAAGCCTGAAAACATGGTTTGAGAACAATGTGTCTACGCCCATTAAAACAACATGGAATACGGCCTGCACGACGATCACAACCAAAGTTCAGACCGCGAAGGACAAGATCACAGGGATGTTCGGGAACGTTGGAAAGTGGTTTGAGGACAACATCACGTCTCCAATCTCCACGAAGATCACCGGTGCGTGGGACAAGGTCAAAAACTTTTGGAGCAACACTATAACGCCCAGCATCCAGAACGCAGCGGCGACCGTAAGCAACTTATTCAGCGGAGGCGTCAGCGGGAATCTTTTTTCAAACATTTTCAAGAAGAATGGGAACAAGGTCAGGGCTTACGCTTCCGGCGGCTTTGTTAGCTCCGGCGATCTCTTCATGGCGAGAGAGGCAGGGCCTGAATTCGTCGGCTCTATCGGCGGACGGACGGCTGTAGCGAATAATGACCAGATCGTTGAGGCAGTGTCCGACGGCGTATACCGCGCGATTGCTCCGCTGGTATCCGGCATGGGCAAGGGCGATACGCGGGTTTATCTCGACGGCAGAGAGATCACGGCGGGACAGAATCGGAGAAACCGTATGTACGGCGCGGCGCTGTCCGGCGTGTAAGGAGGCGCTATGACAGTAAAGATAAACGGAGTAGACATTACGGATTACATTGCGTTCCGTGGCTTCAAGTGGACGAGGAACGACGTAGATTCCCCAGACACTGGGCGTATGCTGGACGGCAATATGGAGCGAACGCGCGTCGCTACGAAAGTCAGGCTGGACGTTACGTGCCGCCCTCTGCTCCTTTCGGAGGCTTCCGACCTTCTGTCTGCGATCATGCCTGTTTTTGTCGAGGTACAGTACACAGATCCGCAGGAGGGCGGCACAGTTACAAAAACGATGTATTCCAACAACAACCCTGCGTCCTTCTGCATCAAGAAGCCGGACGGGCGCGAGTATTGGGACGGAATCACGTTCCCTCTCATTGAAAAGTAGGTGATACCATGCAGTCGGTTCCGAGCAACTGGAACAGCGTTTTTGAAATCGACCACAAAACTGAATTCAAGGCCGTCATAAACGGGGTCACATACACCTACGGGTCTATCAAGTCCGCGCAGATCACGAAATCCATGATGGACAAGCTGACCATTGGTCAGGCTACGTCCGCAATGCTGGACATGGTATTCAGGCCGGAAGGAACAATTCCCACGGCAGCAAAAATTGAATGCTATGTCCGGCTCACGAACTACGAGCCTACCACGTTGGTCACGGACGAGGCTGGGAACATCATCAAAACGGACGATGGGTACATTCTGGCCGGTGCATATTCGGTCGTGACCGACTGGATTCCATTTGGAACGTTCTACATCGACACGAGAGAACTTGCCGCAAACGGTCTTATGACCATCACGGCATATGACCGGATGCTTGCGGCAGAGCAGGAATTCCCGAACTCGGCAGGCTCCATGACGATGAATGCCGCTGTGGCGTACATCGCGGCGGCTCTCGGCGTGGAAACGGACAACCGCAACCAGATTGCACCTTACAGCATTGACAGCCCTGTAGGGCTTTATACGATGCGAGAGGTGCTTTCTGGAATCGCGGCTGCGTCCGGCGGCAACTTCATCATTACCGAAGAAAACAAGCTTCGGCTCGTTCGGTTGGCCTCCCCAGCTACGGTTGATGCGACGCGCGTTGCCTCCTATGATGCGCTTTCCGACATGGTTACAATTGGAAGAATCACGCTTTGTCCAGATGGAGATACGCAGTATTCTTCCGGCACGTCAGGCTATGAGATTCAAGCGGACTGTATCTATGCGACGCAGACAATTTGTGATTATGTGAATAGCCTGCTTGGTGGCGTGGCGTATCTTCCATATTCTGCTGGTACGGCGAGGCTGAATCCGGCTATCGAGCTTGGAGACAGCGTAAGCCCGAATGGAAAGAATTCCATTGTTGCATCTGCGGTGTTCACAATTGGCGTCTCCATGAGCGCCAGCATTGAAGCGCCGATAGATACAGAGGTCAACCACGAATACCCGTATCAGGGGAGGACGAAGGAAGAACGCAAGACGGCTGTTTCCATTTCTGAGATACGCAAGACTACAGAGGAGATTTCCCTTACTGTTCGCGGGAAAGTCGGCGCGGCAGAAGTTCAGAGCGCGATAGACCTGAATCTGAACAGTTTGACGTTATCCTATTCTGCGGCTGAAAACGGCGCGTCCATCACGCTTTCCAAGGATGGCGTGAACATTCAGGGAAACGTGAAGATCGGCTCCATCGACGCAAGCAAGATCGATGTGAAGAATCTGAACGCTGACGAGATCACGGCGGGCACACTCAGTGCCATTGATATTGTCGGCTGCACGATCTACGCGCAGGAGAGCAAACAGGATTATGCGAAGATGCTTTCCAACGGCATGGAGATCTACACGGACGGGACGTACAAAATGGGCCTTTATGTTGAAGGAAGCAACCCTACTTTGGAACTTGGAAACACGACGCCAGCATTCATACAGAAGATCTTTGAAGATTCCGCGCACAAGCTGTGGCTTGGAAACCGTACCGGAAGCGACGGAATCATGATCGATTTTACAAATCACACGGTCAAAAAGTACATAAACGGTACGGCAACAGCATTGTGAGGTGGAGATATGAACGAACGGCTTGAATCACTAAAGGCTATAAAAGAAACACTGAATCAGATCCGTGTCACTGGTCGCTCAGACTGCTTCGCAGTCGTGGCGATCAATAACGAGCTGGACAAGCTTATCAAACAGGAGGCTGAAGATGGCTGAAACATACAAAAAGATATCTGATTTTAATGTCGCGGCCAGTTTTGGAGACAATGATCTTCTGCTCGTTTCACAATCTGGGACGACCAAGGTCATTAAAGGCTCGATGCTGAAAGCCCTTGCAAAGGCGGCTGGTGTTGAGGCGGCGAAGATAAACAATGCGACTGTCAACGCGCTCGGACACCTTGTGATTACAACGACCGACGGAACGGTTATCGACACGGGCAAGGTCACAGGCGCGGATGGCGTATCCGTCACGGGCGCTTCCATTGATGCGCAGTATCACTTGATCCTGACGTTTTCGGACGGAAGCACGAAAGACGCGGGCTATTGCCGGGGCGCTTCCGGGGCCGGAACTGGCGATATGCTTGAGTCGGATTACGACTCCGACAATGCCGTAAAGGCCGCAGGAGGCATCGCGGAATATGTCAAAAACAACATCCCAATCGCTTCTAAAAGCATTCGCGGCGGTGTGAAAATTAAGACTGTAACAAAGACAATCACGCCTTCTGAGTGGGTAGCTGCCGGCAACGGCGCGTATTATAGCGCGAGCGTACCGCTTGGTTCTTCACTTATGGCATCAGCCTATGCTTCTGCTTATGGCGGAAGCTTGAGAGCCGATCAATTTTCGTTTGCGACATACAACAATACGACGGTTGTTAGGTATACAGGTGAAAAACCAACTGGCAACGTAACCGTAACCGTTGATGTGCTTTATTAGGGGGATGTTATGAACGAATTTAAAGCAACACATCTTGCACCTATTAAGTTAGGACACACCGGAGAAAATGAGGCCGCAAGGATCGCGTTTACGCTGGCTCCTTTCGAGGAAGCATTCCCCGGCGGCACTCCGGCGCTTCTGGTAAAGCGCAAGGGTGATTCTGCGGCGTATCCGGTGACTCTTACGGTCGAGGGCCTTACGGCCTATTGGACAGTAACGAGCGCGGATACGGACAAGGCCGGATTTGGACAGTGTGAATTGCAGTGGCACCTTGGCGATACTCTGGCAAAATCAAACAAATTTGATTTTATCGTTGTTCCGGCGCTCGAAGCAGGCGCAGAGCCGCCGGACGAGCCGTCCAAGCGCTGGTTCGATGCGATTCAGGCGCAGATCGGAGACATTTCCAAGCTGACGACAAAGGCAAAGGATAACCTTGTTGCGGCCATCAACGAGGCGGCACGCACGGGCGGCGGCTCCGGCGGCGGCACGATTGATATGCGCGTGTCCGGCGGATATATCCAGTATTCCAACGACGGTGTGACATGGGAAAACCTGATTGCGGTTTCCGAACTCAAGGGCGAGGCTGGCCCGCAGGGTGTTCCGGGCGAAAAGGGTGCTGACGGAGCGAAAGGCGACACTGGCCCGCAGGGCGAGAGAGGCCCACAGGGCATTCAGGGGGCACAGGGTATTCCGGGTGAAACCGGCCCGCAGGGCGAACGCGGCCCGCAAGGCCCCAAGGGTGACAAAGGCGACCCCGGACAGAAGGGTGAAACCGGCTCCGGCTTTGTTGTAAAGGGCTATTATGGCACGGTCTCTGCACTCCAGACCTCTGTGAAGAATCCCGCCGTTGGCGATGCCTACGGCGTCGGCGCGTCCGAGCCGTATGACATTTACATCTACGACGGCGTGACGCGCACTTGGATAAACAACGGCCCGTTGCAGGGCGCGAAGGGTGACCACGGCCCCAAGGGTGACAAGGGCGAACCCGGCGAACAGGGGCCGAAGGGCGATACCGGCCCCATCGGCAAGACCGGCCCGCAGGGTGAGCAGGGCATCCAAGGCCAGAAGGGCGACCCCGGAAAGGATGGAGCGACCGGCCCTGCCGGAAAGGACGGACTCACGCCGACGATCGGAGAAAACGGGAACTGGTATCTCGGCACCGAGGACACCGGGAAGCCGTCGAGGGGTGCGACCGGCCCACAGGGCGCAGACGGTAAAGACGGCACAAACGGAACGGATGGTGCTCCTGGCAAGGATGGTGCAGATGGCGCACCCGGCAAGGATGGAGTACCCGGCAAGGATGGAGCACCCGGTAAGGACGGCGTGACGCCGGATATCAAGATCGGGACGGTGACGACGCTGCCCGCAGGAAGCGAGGCTACGGCCAGCATGGGCGGAACTGCCGCACAGCCTACGCTTAATCTCGGAATTCCGAAGGGCGCAAACGGGGCCAATGCGAATGTCACGAAGGATGCGGTTGTCGGCGCACTCGGGTTTACGCCCATCGGCGCGGATGGTGTGCCGGTTAAAAGCGTGAATGGCGCGACAGGCGAGGTCAAAAGCGCGTTTTATGTGACGGTGACACCTACAGGCAGCGGACACGCCGCAACTGCTGACAAAACGGCTGCGGAAGTGTATGCGGCTTATGCGGCTGGTTATGCCGTGTATGCGGTAGTGAAATTTGCGAGTTTCGCCGCACCATTTGAATTGCCCCTTGTAGCAGCAGCGTCTGTCTCGGGGACATTCATGCTCGGCTTTGGCGCACTAGGTTCGTTAGACCCAACAGCAAAGCCTCAGTATCCAACCGTCGCATATACCGGCACGGAATGGATGGCATGGCTTGGAACGCTGGCGAGAGAGTCCGATATCCCAACGGAACTCCCAAATCCTCATTCGCTCAACATCAAGATCGGCGACACGACGACGACCTACGACGGAAGCGCGGCGAAAACCGTGGAAATTCCGGAAGGCGGAGGTACGGATGCATCGCTCGGTATATCAGGTGCATCTGTAGGTCAAGCCGCTTTGGTGAAGTCGGTTGACGAGACTGGAAAGCCCACAGAATGGGAACCTGCCGCGCTGGCGAAAGCAGACGGGAGCAATATCCCTAGTAGTGCCGATATTAAGGCAAAATGGAGAAGTACGTTACAAACGCTCCCTGGCATTATCCTGTACGGAAAGGATTCCGACGGGAAAATCCTGGTGTATACGGATGCAGCATGCACGCAAGCCGCAACCTATCTTGTTGGGATGGATATTGCTGACTTAAAAAACGCCTTGTTTGTATACAACCACAATACGTATCAGTGTGTCGGTTTGCAGGAGGTAGCAGGAATGCCCGGGACGTATGCTATACCTGTGTTTGCTCGCACGGAAGTATTAAAGACGGAAGTTATTGTCGAGAGCATTGTGTGTGATGTCTTTGGCTTCCTGGGTGGTTCGGTGTCCGCTCCTGCAATACTGAGCAAGCAGATATATACAAGGCAAACTTTGCCGAATGTCACCACTGCTGATAACGGGAAAATCCTTCGTGTCGTAAATGGGGCATGGGCGGCTACCGAATTGCTCAGCGCGGGAGGTGTATCATTTTGAGTGAATATTTGACAAACGGTGCGGCGCTGACCCACACGGCAGACCGGATTCGCGCGAAAACGGGAGAGACAGCCCAAATCGTATGGGACGCGGAAAAGGGATTCGGAAACGCAGTAGACGCGATCTCCGGAAGCGAAAAAATTCAGCACGCAGATATTCCGGATTACGTCAAGGCCGAGGCATTGGCCGTGGCGGAGAAAGTCAAGGCTGTGTTGAAGTCGGACAGCATTGTTTTTCTGGCGGTATCGGACTTCCATCATGCGGGAGAACAGGTCGATGGATGGCAGACGAACATCAATGCCGGAAATCTGCACGCCTGCATGGCACTCAAGGCACTGGCATATGTCCTGCCTGAGATTGATTTTGCCTGTATGCTGGGCGATATCACTTTTGGCAGTCAAGCTACGACAGAGGCGCTTCTGAAATCTCAAATTGCAGAGATTAACAGTTGGCTTGACGAGGCGTACAAGGGCATTCCTCAGTTCCGGACGGTAGGCAACCACGATACCGGAGAATACAGTACGCTGGTCGGCGCAGAATATCTCTTCTCAGCCATTGGTAAATACTGCGAGGGCGCAACTTATGGCAGCACAGAATACGGCTACTGTTACCGGGATTTTGCCGATAAGAAGCTCCGTGTGATCTGCCTCAATACCTGCGAGGGCGAGACGACCGGTGGCGAGTCGGCAAGCTACATCTGCTCACCCGCACAAAGGCTGTGGTTTGCGCAGACGCTCTATGATGTTGGCAGCAAATCCGATGCGGCCAGCTGGAGTGTACTTGTGCTGGCGCACTATCCGCTGGATTACGGCGGAACATATCCCATGAGCAACATCGTGAAAGCCTACGTTGAGGGCGGGAGTACGACAGAAAACGGAACGGCAGTGAATTTCAACGGCCACAATGCTGCAAAATTTGTGGCGAATGTTCACGGGCATACGCACTGCTTCCGTGTGGATAAACTTTACAGTGTGGCGAATTCCGTTGGCACCGCGTTTGATGCATGGAAAGTGGCGATGCCGAATGCGTGCTTCTACCGCAACAATTCTTCGGCCAGCGCCACGTTCTGGGGCATTACATATGGCGAGGATGTGACATACGACAAGACGGCTGGAACGGCAAAGGATACAGCATTCACCGTAAACGTGCTAACGCCTTCGGAGCAAGCGATTCATTCTTTCTGCTACGGCGCCGGGCGCGACCGGACAATCGGCTACGCAGCAACGGTGTATCGGAATATCACGAATTCGCTTTCACACGTTTCAAACAGCAATGCGGCGGTATCCGTTGAAGATGGTGCGGCCTATACGGCGACTCTGACAGCAAACAGTGGCTACACGATGGGCAACGTTGTGATCAAGATGGGTGGAATCGACATCACATCAACGGCCTACACAGCAAGCAACGGTGTTATCAGCATTGCGAGCGTTACCGGCGATGTCGTGATTACGGCTGTGGCTACGAAGATTGTAACGTATACAAATCTGGTGCTTACAGCGGTGGATAGCTCCGGTGCATCGGCTCCGTACACGGATGGCAAATATCTAGGCTCCAACGGCGCTCCCAGCGATATGAGCGGCTTTGTGACAACTGGATTTATCCCGTTCGATGGTGGAGCTGAACACGTCTACCGCATCGGCGGAGACGGAATCGCATGGAATACATACGGATGCCGCATTGCGTGGTACCAGGCGAATCATTCGCTAAAAGGATCGCCGGTCAGCTACGAAAAGATCGACAGTAGCATCTATTATCCCTCCCAAGTGGAGGATGCAAATGCGGCTGCGGCATTCAGCACGGACAAAAATGTGGCTCCGCCAGTTGGAGCTGCGTTCTTCCGCGTATCTGCAAAGGGTTCCGGCACGAATCTCATTATCACGCTGGATCAGGAGATCAACTAATGGATACATGCGTATGCTGCGGGCGGGCCGTGCCGGAGGGCAGGATGGTTTGTCCGGAGTGCGAAATAGAAAGCTTTGAAAGGAGTATCAAGATGGATGATGGAATTCAGGCGCAGATCGCCTCCGTGGAGGCGCGATGCAAGAGCAACTCGCACAGGATCGATGAGCTGGAGGCAGACAACAGGGCGCTGCATCAGCTGGCAACCTCGGTGGAGGTGCTGGCGACCAAGCAGGAGGCGATTGAGGAAAACGTGAATGAGATCAAGGCCGATGTGAAAAGCATCAAGGCGCTGCCGGGAAGCCGCTGGGAGGCGATCGTAAAGGGAGTTATCACGGCGATCCTTGCAGGGCTGATCGGATTTGCGCTGGCGAAGCTGGGGCTGGGCTGATGCGCAGAGATAAGAAACGGTGGACAAAGGGCCGTATGGCCCGCGAGCTTGTGTACTACTGCCTGTGGATGCTCACGGCAGTGGCCACATGGGCGATGATCCTGAAAACCGCCGCCGTCCTGCTGGACAGGACGTGCGACCTTTCGGATGTGCTGGTGTTCGCGGGCGCGGCCTTCGGCGGGGAGCTGCTTTTGCTCCTGCTCAAGAGAGTATTTGCAAAACCAAGTGATACAAATGACGAAAATGGAGGTACATAACATATGGACTACACGAACATCATCACGGCAGTCATTACGCTGCTGACGGCGCTTGTGTCGGCGTTCCTCATCCCGTGGATGAAAGAGCGAATCGGCGCGGAAAAGCTCGCCAAATGGCAGCAGTACGTTGATATCGCGGTCAGGGCTGCGGAGCAGCTCTACAACGCGACGGACGGCGCGGAAAAGAAAGCCTATGTGCTGCGCTATCTCGCGTACAAGGGCATCCAGTTTGACAGTGACACCGTTGACAAAATGATCGAATCGGCGGTGCTGACGCTCCACCATGAGCTTTATGGGGGTGCTTCCGATGCCGGTAATTAAAGATGCGCTCACGCCGATCAACCATCGAGCGGGCGGCTGCACGCCGAAATGGATCGTCGTACACTACTTCGGCGCACTCGGCTCTGCGGCCAGCGTGGCCGAGTGGTTCAAGAATCCGCAGGCCAGAGCCAGCGCGCACTACGCCGTGGACGAGGGCGATATCATTTACAGGTGCGTGCGGGAATCTGACGTTGCGTGGCACTGCGGAGACGGTACGCTGCATCCGGAGTGCCGGAACTGGAACTCCATCGGCGTGGAGCTGCGGCCGGGGAAGGTAAACCGGAAGCGCATGGGAGCCTACGATACAGACTGGTTCTTTGAGAAAAAGGTACTGGACAATGCCGAGTGGCTGATCCACAAGCTCATGAAGGAGCACAACATTCCGGCGGATCACATCATCCGGCACTATGATGTGTCCGGGAAGTACTGCCCGCGCCCGTTCGTCGGCGCGGACATGAACACCTACTATCACACCACTGGCAACGAGCAGTGGAAAAAATTCTTGGAAAGGTTTGAAGATGAAGTGGTAGAGAAAAGCAAAATGATCGTGGACGGCAAGGAGATTGCCGTCGAACGCATCCTGAAAAACGGCACGAACTATGTCAAGGTGCGCGATATCGCCGCCGCGCTGGATCTGAGGGTCAGCAATAAGGGCAATATCGCCGTGCTGGACACGAAGTAAGGCAAGCCTATGCTGCGGGGGCTGCCGAGTCTGAGCCGCAGCGATTGGGAGCATTTGATCGACGAATGGATTCTTTCGGAGCGATACCGGGGAATCCTGAAACGGAAGATTCTTGACGATTGGAGCCATGAGCGCATTGCCGAGCGCGAGGGCCTGAGCGTAAACGGCGTCAAGAAGATCATAGCGCGGTGCGTGAATGTACTGCGGGAACATGCAACAGAGCCGCCCGGATAGGGCGGCTCTTGTGGCAAAATTGCAAATTTAATATTCTGTTGCATTTACAATGAGCTTAATTTGTTCTATAATGAAATAAAAAACAGAGAAGGAGATTATACTACAATGTGCAAGCCTATTTACGCAAATTCGCTGACTGTTACTGCGAACGAGGCAAAGAACGAGTTTGTTTTTACATTTAAGCATAAATATCCAGTAGTTGGAGCGAATGGCGTTGTGGACAGCGACCAGGAAGAAACGGTAGCTGCGGTGATTGTGAATGAGCAGTTAGCAGAGGCACTCCCTGCAATGATGTCCAAAATCCTGAGTGAGCAGGTGGATTGATGCCTAATTTTTTCGAAGTTGTTGACAGAAGCGGGATAAAAGTATTCTGCACAAAAGAGCAGTGGGATTCTCATGTGGCGCTTAACCACAGCATCATGGTTTCAAACGTAGACGCAATCGTGGAGACGATTCGGGAGCCGGAACTAATTTTGCCAAGTCATGACACGAACCCTCCGCTAGATGAACGTCGGATATATACAAAAGAATCGAAAAGTGCTACATACTACCCGAAACTCAAATATACGCACGTCGTTGTGTCTGTCTGCGGCGGATCAGGCGAAGTTGTAACCGCATATCCTAATAACAACAAGAAAAGTGGCTGTGGAGAAGGTGAGGCGATATATGTTGCAGAAGAATAGCATCGTATTTGACTACGACAAGAAATTCGACGTCCTGTACATTGCCCTCGGTGACCGCAGTAATTCTTATGGTGATGATTCCGACGGGAATGTGATCTATCTGAAAGACATTGACACGGATGAATTGACCGGGATAACGATCATGAATTTTAAGAAGAAGTATATCGAAAATAAACTTCCTGCATTTTCAAAGAGCATCCGAAATGTGCTGCATGACGCTGAGAAAGTAGTTATGCAGTAATTGACAGTTGACTACTGAGCGTATATAATATGTGTGTAGCACAAAAGGATACTCGGTATTCTTTCCAAGGGCTGGTGCCTGCACCGGCCCCGTTTTTCTATATACAAGGCAGCCACTCCGTAAGGGGTGGCTGTTTTTATATTTTTTGTGCCCGAAAAGTGTCCGAAGAGTTGGTTTTTTGTTCTTCGTGGATGCCTCATAATGAGCATAGGAGCTGGCCAGCTTACTATTTTATCGGAGGTACTACTATGGAATACGCAAGCAATGGCAAGGCCAATGCGGCCCTGACCACTGGTATCATCGGCACGGCGGGCGTCGGCCTCGGACTGCTCGGCAGTCTGCTCGGCGGAGGCTGGGGCGGTATCGGCGCAAATCCGGCTGCTGCGGCTGTAGCGGCGGGCATGTGCAGCGAGAATATGCCTGTCACGCGCTATGAGCTGGAAAGAGAAAACCAGCTCGCGCAGAAGGACAGCGAGATCGCGACGCTCAAGGCAAACACCTACAACGATCAGAAGATGCTGGAGATGTACGCTTACATCGACGGCCAGCTCAAGGACGTGCGGAAGTCCCTGTGCGATCAGGCAGTCCACAACCAGCGCACCGAGGACAGCTTCGTGCTGGCCCGCCAGGACATCGCGTCCGTCAAGGACGAGCTGCACCGCGAGATCGAGATGGAGGCCGAACGGCGCTGCTGCGGCGACAACAGCATTGTCACCTATGCCAATGCGACCTTTTATCCGAAGCAGGTGGCAGACGTCACCACCGGCACAGCAACCACGGCGCAGACGCTCTACAACCCGCTTCCGAAGTGCGGGTGCTGCAACAAGTAAACCAAAGGGGCGGCAATAGCCGCCCCGATCTTAACACGGAGGTATCCTCATGGTAACGATCGATCAGGCAATGCGAGGTGCGGCAAAATTCGCCGACAATGAGATCATTCCCCATCTGCCGACGGGCAAGGGCATTGGAGCCGGGATCGCGCTTGCGCTTATCATGGATGGCGGCAAGGCGCAGCTGCTCAAGCTGCGTGAAAATCCGGCGGTGCAGATGATGGGCGTGATGGACGAGGCCGGGAACATCGACCTTGACAGGCTATATAATGCGGCAAGGCCACGCTTTGACGGCCAGAAGCTGCCGGTCACGGTGCCGATCATTGGCGAGCTGCGCTTCGATGTGAGCGATCTCGATAAGCTTTACAGATACATACAGGAGGCGTGAGCATGAAAGATTACATCAACGGACTGTACGCGCGGCTGGAGGAGCTTTCCGAAAAGCCGCTGACACTGGGACACATCGAAGAGGCTGATGCAGTGGCGGGCCTCCTGTGCCGCCTGCATAAGCTTGATGGCATGGACGGAGACCATTTTCGTGAGTCCACGAAAATGATGGATTTCACCCGCGAGGACGCGATGCACTGGGCGGAGCACATGCAGAACGCCGACGGCACGGTTGGGCCGCACTGGACGATGGATCAGACTTCCGCCGTCGCGGATGCGAGCGGCATCCCGCACGACATCCCCCGCTGGGCGTGGGGTGTGGCCATGAACATGATGTACTCGGACTACTACGAAGTGGCGCGGAAGTTCGGTGTAAACGCGCCGGAGTTCTACGCGGAACTGGCGCGGGCATTTTTGATGGACAAGGACGGCCCCGGCCCGGAGGAAAAGCTTTGTGCGTATTACAGGTGCATTGCCCATAACAAATAGAAGGGTGTATGATGCGGTGATGCGGAAGATCAAAGGCATATCCTGAAATAAATATGTAACATATAATGTAGCATACAGGAAACGATTTTACGTTATCACATTTATCAAAACAAAACGTTCGAGTCCCGCCGCAGATGCGAGCAAAGACAGTATAGAGCATAAAAAGTGCCGATTTTAGCCTCAACACAGCTAAAATCGGCACTTTGGCGCGGAAGGAGAGATTCGAACTCTCGCTCGCTTTTTAGACGACTACTCCCTTAGCAGGGGATTTAAAACCATTGAAAACACTGCGGAAATTGCAAATTGTAGCATATTTTGTAGCATACAGAATTTACTTGTTTGTATCTTCTTGCAACAGATTCACGGCGTCGATCATGCCGCTCATATCCGGATGGACATATCGCTGCGTCGTCGTTATCTTTGTGTGCCGCATGATCTCCTTGATCGTAAATGGGTCAATGTTTTTGGATGCGAGGGCAGTTGCGGTCGTATGACGGCAGGAATACGGTGGGAGTTTCTGCACATCGGCCAACTCTAAGCACTCATAGTATCGTTTGTAAAAGTTGTCTTTGTTTATGCAGCATACGTTCCCAATGCGTGAGTCGCTTTCAGCGCACAAGGATTGAAGCAGCGGAGCGAGAAAATCTGGGAAAACCATCGGCGTCTCCTTGCGCTTTTTCGTTTTTATGCCGCCTTTGACAATCTCATTTTTATTAAAGTCGATCATGTCCTTTTTGAGCCGGAGCAGCTCGCCGGGCATCATTCCAGTATAAATCATTACCAGAACAAATCCAACGAAATGATCCTTTTCGTAAGCCGCCCATAGTTTCTTAATATCAGCATCGGAAAACGGCTCCGGGGACTTTTCTTCGAGGACGGGAAGCTTTATGTATTTCGCAAGATTCACCGTGGTTTGCTTTTCGGCAATCGCAAGATTGTAGCAATGGGACACAACGGTTTTCATGTCCTTCCGCGTGTAATAGGTACTGGCGTTGTGGTCGATCACATCTTGTATCTGCATAATTGTAAGACTATCAATTTCGCAGTCCGCGATCTCCGCCAACCGCTGAAATGCTTTGTCCGAAGCGCCCTGCCGGTCGTTGGAAAGAGATAAGTAATCCCCTTTTTGGTATGTCTTGTAGTATTCACGGAGGGTGCAGCTTCGCTTGGACTCCTTGGGCGGGTTTGCAGCGTATTGCAGAGCCGCGCGCTTGGATGCAAAGCCGCCCTTCGTTTTCATCTTTTGCTGAAGCTTCCCGTTTTCGTCGATGTATGTTTTTTCAGTCCAACGGGCCGTCCACGTTTTCCCTCGCTGGTATGCGTTTCCCTGCCCGTTCCCTCGCGTGCGGCTGCGCTGTACGATTTGCTTTTTCCCGCACCAGCAACAAAAAAGAGACCCATCGGGGATCTCCATTTTGCATTTTACACATCGCTGCATGGGTTACCTCCTTAAAAGTACCGCTCCGGCAGTGCGCCGGGGCGGCTATTTTTTATGCACGGAACCAACCGAGGTTGGGGCTCAGGATATCCACCACCAGAGCAAAAGCGCAAAGCGCGACGATGCCGAGCAGGGCAAGGGTGGTGATGCGGTGCATTTTCAGGGATTTTCGAAGCTGATCGCACTGGGTGCGGAGGCTTTTGTTTTCAAGGCGAAGCAGCTCGGAGACGGATTCCGGAGCGGGCGGCGAGATACCGAAGTACGCGTTCATATCGATGCTGAGGGCATGACAGATCGGGCCGACGGTGTAGACAGAGGCGCTTTTTGATTCGCCGCGCAGGTACTGAGAAACCGTATTCAGGGCGAGGCCGGCACGGTCGGCGATGATCTGATTTGTGAGATGCGAAGCCTCCTTTGCTTCGCGGCAGAGCTGCCACAACATTTTTTCCAAGAAAATCACTCCAAAAAACCATGATTGGGGCGGGAAAAACCATGGGAAGGGCTGTACATAACCATTTGTGAAAGCGTATGGTTGAACTACAGGCGGCTCCCAATCGCTTGCAGAAACCAAAGCCCGTGCCAGCATCGGCACGCTGGCACGGGCAAAACCATCAAACATGATATTATCTTCTTTCCAAAGACGTTCCCGTTTCAGTATACCACATATGCAAGCCAATAAATGGGACTTGTTCTGCAAATGGCTGTAGAATTTCAATATCCAGATTTTGTGCATTCTGTCGTGTTGACTTATTGAAACATAAGTTCTAATATGTTGATACTGCCTCAAATAAAAGAAAGGAATTTGAAAAATGGAAAAGACAAAAGAAAGGCTGGCCATGGAATCCGAGGCAGCAATGCTCATCGGCAAACTAAGCGACGCACAGATCGTGGAGCTGCTTAAGAATATCAGTTCACATTCAAAATAAAAATAGCATTTTCATAAATCATTTGTGCAATTCGACAGTATCTTGTGATATAATGCTATATGAGAAGTACGCAAAACGGTTGAAAGGAGAAAAAGATGATCGATTATTTAGTCGAAAACGGATGGGTAGACTCATTTATCCGAACTGCTGTCACCATCGGAATTTATCTCGGTTGGAAGACGATTTTGACTGGAATCTACAGATTCATCAAGAATAGACTTCATAAGAATTGACAAGCGTATCGAGAAGTACACAATGAAGAGTGCTCCACATATTACACGCGACGGGTTATCGTGGTTTATGCCGATGAATACCCCCATCCCACCAGAATACGAAAATGCTACAAATAACATAACGTATTGCAGAATGGTACGAGTTTTTTCTTTATTTTGTCGCAAAACTTTAAGCCGTTTCCCGATTGCGCGAAATATCAAAGCGCAGATTCCGCTAATCGCTGCGATAAGCAGACCAGTTACGAGATCGCGCACGGAAACATAGTTTTCAATAAACTGTGCAATGCAATCCTTCATGTCTATTCTCCAAGCATAGCTTTCATGCGAAAGCCGAGACCATATATTAGTCAAATCAACGCTGGAATTATGAGCGCACAAACGGATTTCGCGCCGGAATGCGTGAAAATCAAATTACGAATCCATGTTGATGTATTGGAGCAGTTCAATGACTGCTTTGTCTGATGCTCCATATTCTCGTATCACGCGGCTGCGGTCTGTGTACTCGATTAGAAAGCAGTAAATGGTGCTGTTGTATGTTGCAAGAACCTTTGTTTCCTCGGCAGTTCTAACTCCGAGACACTTAACACGCTGAATCTGTTTTTTCTGGAATAGTGGCATAAGAATACCTCCAAATCAGTTTTAGTTTCACTTCCCAAGCATAACCTTCATAGCGGCGATGAATTTTCTAAGTTCGTCGTCGCTCATTTTACTGGACAGTTCGATCAATTCAAGCTGGCCCATACTGAGTTCGCTCTTTTCCGGAGCGGGCTCTTTTTTTATGCCCGCAGACGGATCATTGGTTTCACCATTGAGCCATTCAACGGGAACGTTGTATTTAGCTGAAACGACGTACAGGTAATTCCTGTACGACTTTGTTTTCCCGGCCTCCCACTCAGAAACAATGTTTGTCGGCGCGCCTATGGCTTCACAAAATTCCTTTTTCGCTCCGTGGACATATTTACCATTCTCTTTTTTGGGGATGAGAGAAAGCATCCGTTCCAGCATAATATCCATACTATCACCACGTGAATTGTGCAACTCTACGAAAACTAGAAAATTCTAATTTTATTGTTGCATTGCTAGAATTTATGAGTTATTATATAACTGTACCCAAGAGGTACAGAAAAGACAGCCGCTCCGAAAACGGCGAGATTATGTGTCCTGAACAAACCCATAATATCACCGCTTTCGGGCGCTGTCAATAATAACTACTCATATTTATGAGGTATTAGGGGGGAGTGCCACGAGAAACTTGAAAGAACTTCGCCTGAACGCCGGGTTGACGCAGGAAGCCGTTGCAAGGCGGTGTAATGTCAGTCAGGTTGCAGTACACAAGTGGGAGACCGGTAACGCAGGCATCGCAAGAAAGCACCACAAAAAACTTGCGAAACTTTATGGATGCTCGGTTGAAGATTTAGTTGCCGGGCAATCACTTGGAAAGGAATGAAAACATGGATAACACAAAAGGCTTTAAGGCGTTCACACCGGGGCTTGTGTGTGAAGGAAAGCAATACGCCGAGAACACAGACCATGACGCAGGCTGAAAAGGTGCTCCGACACCTGAAAGCAGTCGGGAAGATTACGCCGATGGATGCCATTCGGGAATACGGTTGTCTCAGGCTGGGCGCTAGAATATGCGACCTTCGCCGTGCCGGATACCCTATCAGGAGCCGAATCGTAACCGGCGAAAACCGTTTTGGCGAACCGACGCATTATGCTGAATACAGTTTGGAGGCCGACGATGGAGATTGATTATTCCAAAGACCCGCAGCAGGCAAGATGCGCGTATGACATCTTCGGCGTAGAGATTTACCCCGGAGAGGATTACTGGCAAGGCGACGAGGGAATCATGGCAGACCCCGGCACGGGGAACTACGATCCAGACAATCAAATCGTCGCCTTGCTAGTACAGCAACTCGGGACACGGCACATTTTGGAGGCGCTTGGATATGGCCGGAAAACTCTCGAATGACTATGTTTACATCCCCGTGGAGACGAGAGTAAGCGTTTTTTTCGAGAAGGACCATATCTGCTGCCAATATTGCCCATTTTTTGAAACTTATTCGAGAAAACAATGCAGACTGACCGGGGAATACATCGTTCACGAATTTGGCAGAGGTTATTACTGCCGCTTGGAATTGGAGGGAAATAATGAAACAGTTTCGGACACTGAAACCGGATGAAATCGAATGCCGAGTTGCGCAGTGCAACGAAAAAGGAGCATCCATCCTGCTCTACAAGACGGCTCGAACGGATGCGGATCTCCTTGACGAGACCGTAGGAACGCAGAATTGGGAAAACGACTTCAAGCTTGTCGATGGAGTTCTATATGGCGGGATCGGCGTTGACTATTTCAGCAACGGACACCTCGTATGGAAGTGGGACGCTGGCGTTGAAAGCAACACGGAGGCTGAGAAAGGCCGTGCATCCGACGCATTCAAACGTGCTGGTTTCAAACACGGCATTGGCAGAGAACTTTATTCTGCCCCGTTTATCTGGATAGGCGCTGAGAACTGTTCTCGGCTCGTCAAAAACGAGCGAACCGGGAAATGGCAGTGCTCTGACCATTTCGACGTCTCGGAGATTACATACGACGAAGCGGAACGCATCAAAACACTGACGATCACGTCCAAGGGCCGAACGGTTTACACGTTCGGGAATACGACGCAGAATCCCGCGCCGAAACCAGCGGCGCAGCAACCGAAAAAACAGGAGCGCCAGCCGGGATTCAAATGCGCTGACTGCGGCAAGCCTGTTGAGCCGTCCGTTTTCAATGGCAAAAGCTATTCGGCATGGGCCATCGCAGAGAACACGACGAAGAAATATGGGCGTTGCCTCTGCTGGGATTGCTACATGAAGCTTGTGCAGGGCATAGGCAATGACTGAGATCACATTTACCGCCGCCGATTGGTCGCTGGACTCCGCCGGGACATGGCTTCGCATCCGCGCGGACGTCCCCGCGAAAGCACAAATGTTTCTGTCAACGATGATTCCCGGCAAGAAGTACGTTGCGGAGATCAAGGAGTTCCGCAAGAAGCGTAGTCTTGATTCAAACAACTACTTCTGGCAGCTCTGCGATCAGATCGCGGACAAGCTCGGACGGACGAAAGAAGACATATACATCGACTATATCAAGGCGGTCGGCGTATTTAAGGACTTCCACCTCACAAGAGAGGACGCACCGACGTTCCGGACGGCGTGGTCTATGCTTGGAACTGGCTGGCCAACGGAAGAGGTTGATTATCAGCAGGACGGTGACGGCGTTGTTGTCAGAGCTTATTACGGCTCTTCGACGTACAACAGCAAGCAAATGTGCCGCATTATCGATATGGCGGTGCAGGATGCGAAAAGCCTCGGAATCGAGACCTTGACGCCTGACGAGCTGGCTCGGATGAACATTGAATGGGGTGAGAGAGCTGCACAAACAGACAAAGGCAACTAGTATCCCAGCCTCTGTAAAAGAGGCCGTTATGGAGCGTGACGGCGGCTACTGCATCGTTTGTGGCAGACCGGGAAGCCCGTGGTGCCACTACATACCGCGCTCACACGGCGGGCTTGGAATCGCCGAGAACATCATAACGCTGTGCGACATATGTCACACCAGATACGACCAATCAGCAGACCGCGCGGCGCTCAAAGAGGTACTGGCGAATTATCTGAGAAGCAAATATCCCGGATGGGACGAAACAAACCTTGTATACAGGAAAGGAATTTGGAATGCTTAACACAATTACGATCATGGGCCGCATGACCCGAGACCCGGAGCTTCGCCGCACTGAAAGCGGCATTGCCGTTGCATCTTTCGCCGTTGCCTGTGCGCGCGACTACGCGCCGCAGGGCGGGGAGAAAGAGACAGATTTCATTGATGTTGTCTGCTGGCGAAGCACCGCTGAATTCGCCGAGAAATACTTCACGAAGGGCCGCATGGCCGTAGTTACTGGCCGCTTGCAGATTCGCGGCTGGACGGACAAGGAGGGAAACAAACGCCGTAGCGCTGAAATTCTCGCGGATCACGTTTATTTTGGCGACTCCAAGCGCGACGGAGATTCGCAGGCACCCAAGAGCGATTTCACGGAGATTGCTAACGACGAAGAAGATGGGAACCTCCCGTTCTGAGGAATGAAAAATGCCGAACAGAATCATTAGAGAAAGCGTCTGTACGAGCGAAAGCGTTGACAAGCTTTCATGGTTTGAAGAAGTTCTGTTTTATCGGCTGATTGTAAACTGCGATGATTTCGGGCGCTTCGATGGGAGAGCGGCGGTCGTGAAAAACCGCCTATTCCCGCTAAAGGAAAATCTCACGCTGAAAACGGTGGAAACTGCCCTTCATGGATTGGCGAACGCTGGATTGATTACCCTGTATGTGTTTGAGGGTAAGCGCTTCCTTTGTTTACCAACATGGGGCAAGTACCAGACACAGCGCGCGAAAGTTAGCAAGTATCCAGCACCTGAAAGCAGTTCGCAAGCGGATGCAAGCATATGCAAGCAAATGATTTCAAATGTTCCCGTATTCGAGAATCGAGAATCGAATTCGATATTCGCTATTCGAGATGCGGAAGGTAGCACGGAGCCGCAAGCGGCATCCGCGCCGCCAGCAATCGCTCTCCCCCTGAATGACGGAACGGAATATCCCGTTTCCGTGGAGCAATGCCAAGAATGGGCGGGATTGTACCCTGCTGTAGACGTGATACAGCAGCTTCGGGGCATGAAAGGCTGGCTTGACGCAAATCCGGACAGGAGAAAGACAAAACGCGGGATAAACTCGTTTATCGTCCGTTGGCTTGCAAAAGAACAGGACAAAGGCGGCAACGCGAAGGGTTCAGTTTCTGTAAGAAGAAATTCAACATACGTTGAGCACGGCGGTGAAATGGGGGACTTTGAACGCCGTGCCATGCAAAAAATGATGGAAAGAGGGATACCGGATGGTTAGAATCGGGCAATGTGACGAACGGTGTCCTTGCAAGCAAGATTGCGCTGGTCGGAGCGCGGAATGCCGCAAAACCTGTGCAGCATATGCCGAGTATGCGAAGATCAAAACTGCCGAGTACGAAAAGCGCGTCGAGGAAGGCGAGAAACGCCGCCTTGCGAGGGCATGGACACAAGCGCAATCCAGATTTGCGGCGAAGGCTAGAGGCGATACACGGCGCGGTAAGCGCCACTTGAAGTAGGAGGCTAGGATATGCCGAACATTGACGAGCTTCGGGCTATGGACAGCCCGACGATCACACCGGCGGTCGCGTCGAGGTTTCTCGGCTGCGCGCCACACTGGCTGCGAATCATGGCACGGGAAAAACCGGAGCTGTTGGGCTTCCCGGTCTGCTGCACAAGCGAACACAGGGTAAAGATCCCGAGAGAGCCGTTTATCCGGTTCCTCGGAGGATGAAAGGAGAGGATAGCATGAGCGACGTGGAACTTATCACGGGAGTCAATCACCAGAGAGCGCGAGAGCGCGAATGGGAAGCACACAGAGCCGAGAGAGACGGCCTGCGGGAAAAGAGAGAGCGGGTACGCCGGACGGCGCTCTCCGTCTGCTGGCTGGCAGGGGCGTTTTTGTCCGGCATGGCGCTGGTGCTGCTGGCCTTGGAGCTGGCCGGTGCGGCGCTGGCCTTCGGCGGAGCGGCGGCGATCAGCGCTGTACTTGGGAGTGTGCTGTATGAGCTGTGAGGATATTAGCAGGGCGCTTCGAGCGAAGCTGCCGGAAAACGAAATTTAAGGAGGAAACAATAATGGAAAACAAGAAGGAACAGTATTGCATCATTCGGTGCGATCGGGCGGGCGTATTCTTCGCAAAGATCGCGGAGCGCAGAGGTGATGAGGCAGATCTGGTTGATTGCCGAAGGCTGTGGTATTGGGATGGAGCGGCGAGCTTGTCCCAGCTCGCAACGGAGGGGGTGAACGCGCCGGAAAACTGTAAGTTTACGGTAACGATACCGGCAATGACGGTACTCGGGGTTATTGAGATCATCCCTTGCACCGACGAGGCGGTGCGGAGCATCAATGGAGTAAGAGTATGGAAACGATAAAAATCAAAGAGTTTCTGGCCGCGCGCTCCGGCTACGGCTCCGGCTCCGGCTCCGGCTACGGCTCCGGCGACGGCTCCGGCGACGGCTCCGGCTACGGCTACGGCTCCGGCTCCGGCTCCGGCTCCGGCTCCGGCTACGGCTCCGGCTCCGGCTCCGGCTACGGCTCCGGCGACGGCTCCGGCGACGGCTCCGGCTACGGCTACGGCGACGGCTCCGGCT